AGACGAAGAGGCCGCAGAATACATCATCAAGGAATACTCCAACAACGAGGCGGGAATGCGCAACCTCATCCGTGTCGTGGAAGCTGTTGTTGCTCGTGTCAACCTTATCCGGATCTCGGACGAGGAGAGTGCCAAGGCATACAAGTTCTGGATCCCTGTGAAATTCCCCATGAAACTCACCCGCAGCATGGTGGAGACGATCTTGACCGATTTCAATACGACTCTGCCCGAACACTGGCGTTCATTATACACGTAAAGTTCTGAACCAACAATACAAATGTCACTCAAGGAAGAGGCACAATTCGCCAAGCGCCATATCCGCAATCGTTTTTCGCTTATGGTTCTTCCCCATGTCGCCGAGGGAATCTGGTCGGTCTACGAGAACGCCAAGACCATCTGCGAGAAGAACAACCAGACAGATCAGATTCTGAAGACGTTCCAGAATCTTCTGACACGTATTCCCGTATGGACCGACGATGTTCTCCAGACGGAAGTTAAGCGTATTATTACCGCCTCCAAGTGCTCTTACCTAGAGGAGCTTCTTACCGGAGTTCTCCTAACCTACCTCCGTGCTTTTGCTGCCATCCAGTATCGTTCGACCCAGGACAGCATTGATGTAGAGTTTGAACGCCCGCCCCTACCCAAGTTCGTGCACGAATACTACAAGGAAGTCGCTCGCCGTGCATGGGAACACGCCTACCTGTTCCGCACGGTCGGTGTATCCACTGAGCAGCAGGCACGTAATCGCAAGGAGATTGATGTGATTCTCGATACGGCGTTCGATACAGTTCTGGACTCCTTCCTCCCTTGGCAGTCCATTGTGAATACGTATTTCTCCGTGGAGGATGCGCCTCAGAAGGCCGAGGACGTGATTCAACCTACCGAGATTGCGTCCGCTCCCGTCCCGCCTCCTACCCCTGTCCCTGTTCCTGCCCCTGCTGCCGACGAGAAGAAGGTGGCTTTTGAAGTAGAGGAATCCGAGGACGAGGACGAGGACGACGATGTTGGAACCGACGACGAGGATCATCCTAAGCTCCAGCTGTCCGATGAGACTACCGAGATCGATCTGGGAATCGAAGAAGAAGCCGAGAAGAAGAAGAATGAGGAGGAGAACGACGATAAGGACGTGAAGCTAGAAGCCAAGGATGGGGAGCTCGTTCTAAAGCTGTAAACAAATCCACCTGAACCTATCAAATAGAACAATGCTGGACACGAATCTTCTGATTGTCATTGTTCTCGTAGCCCTCGCAGGAATCGCAGTCTATGCTGCTGAACGGTATACTAAGAAGCAGCCGGTCGATTGGACGGATGCGTCTAAGATTGGTCTGCTCTCGGGAGCCGGCGCAGGTGGACTTCTGTTTGCCATGAGCGGAGATACCGAGGCTGTTGTGGCCACCGCATCCGTTGCGTCCACGGCCGTCCAGGATATGTTTGTCGGGAAGCCTTCGTTCTAAATGAAATATACGGTATATACAAACAAAATGCAGTGGCTCATGCTCGCCTTTATCGCTCTCCTGTTCGCTGCCCTGACCCCCGGTGTCCTGGTCACCCTGCCCCCTCGTTCGTCGAAGCTGGTGGTTGCCCTCACCCACGGTGTAGTATTTGCCCTAGTCTACCACCTCACCCGCAATACGGCCCGTGCGATCCTCGGTGGACGTGAGGGCGTGGATAAGACGCTCAAGAAGGAGAAGGACGACGAGGACAAGAAGGACGAGAAGCCTTAAACGAATTCACTCGATCACCAAGCACGTCTCACCTCGAGGCACTTTATCCGTAATGTACACTGATCCAAATTTCTCAATCTGCTTGCGAGGCACCGCCGTATCACGGCAGTACCTGGCAATCGCCTTATACAGGTGGAATCCCCGGTATCGTTCACTGAAATCTCCATTCTCGGGATCACGGAACAGAATAGACTTGCCATCTGGAAGTGTGAGCCATGTCATGAACATCTTGAACAACGGGTTCGACACATACTTGTCGTCGGCTCCATCTGGGAAACAGTCCCAGAACAGGGACGTAGCAAGACGGACTAGATCAAACGACGGATTCGGCTTGATTTCGGGATACTTGGGATTGTAGAACGGAGCGACGTTGTATTGTCCCCCCGCCTCTTCGTCTTGGTGAAACTGGTCAGACATGAAGAACTTCGACTCTTTCATCTTTGGGACTTTCACGGAAAACGAAGCCCGATCGAAATCAATGATCTTAATCAGTTTGCCATACGTGGGAACACGATAACTCTTGCCACCAACGTTGTAGTAGAAAAACTCAGCGGTCGTGGGGACATGCATCACGTTCATGACATGGAGATCGTTGTGGACAAACGCAAACGTCCGCTGAGCATACGCCAGCGCAAAGATCACTTGGGCGATCCACGCACACCTCTTCGAAACATCATGGTTCTCTTTGAACAGGGTATACAGTGTCCCCTCGCACTTCTCCATCACCGTGATCTGAATAGGAGCATCTTTGAATACGGCATGGGCAAACGCTTCGTCGTGCTCCTCCTGCGAGAACCCAGTTTCTTCGCTCCCGCTGTCGTCGTCATCCTCCTCCCCCTCACTATCACTCCCACATGACCGGACGCCGAAAATGTAGTCCGTAGAACAGCTATCTGACTCACCCATTTCTTCCGGTGTCTCTTCGGCATCCCCATCGAACGCAGAGGGAAGAACTGGAGGGGTAGGGATATTCATGGGCTCCAGATCTACAGCTCCCAAATCAATATCCTCAGAAGACTCGGCAAGTTCAAGAACAGGGACCTCGGGTTTGCGTAGACGCAGGTCAAAGAAGTGCCCAATATTTTGGGAGAACCACGGGCGATCACACAGATCCTCGTAATCGTCCGAGATGTCTAGGACATGTCGCTCAGAGATTCCAGAGAAGACGCCGTAGACACGTGGAAAATGCTGGCATTCCGATTCCGACAGAACAAGGGATGCGAGAGATCCAACATACGCTGCGTTGTAAGGGTTCTGGATACGCAGGGGTTCGGCAGAGACATCGTCCGTATTGGGAAGACCGGTCCCCGCATACTCTCCGTGCATGACATGGTAGGGAGAATACAACATCGTCTTCTTCAGATGAATCGGGACTTCACGACCAGAGACGTAGACTGCAGCGTCACTACTGATTGTCTGGATCGGCAAACGGAGTTTCAGGCCGTAATGGTAGGGCATCCTGACGTTCTCCAGCTTGAACAGTTTCTGGATGGAAGGGAAGTAAGGCTGGATGCGGCGAAGACCCCAGAATTTCTGAGCCTGTTCCTGAAGTCCCTGGAGATTCGAACACTTCTGAACATCCAAATGGATATTGGATGTTCGTAAGTCGGGCGTTGGCTTTGGCATTCGGTTTCCCGTTATGTATACTTCCCTGCTTTTTGCTTCTCGCTATACCGCAGGGATCCGTCGATGATCGACCCTTCAGCCGGGAATACTCTGTCAAAGACGTTCCCAAGAAACTGCTTGAAGACATACCTCATCTTATCTGAAAAGTCCTGGAGGAATATGAAGAGGGAAAACATGAAGAACAGACCGCTCGTATACGAGTCGACAAAATCTTCCAGTCCTTTCCTGACTGGGATAATGGGTGTTGACGTATTGATGAAGTAGACTAGCCAGAATGCTACCAGACCAATGATCGCAATTTCAAGGGCAATATCGGTAAGTTGGAACGCAAGTCCCTTGGTCTCCCACTCAGCGGATTCTGGGGGATCGTAGGTGTCGAACAGATAGTAGAGAACAAACGAGAGGAATCCCCCTGCCAACGCATACATAATTGAAAAAACTATAATGTTAGCCGTCACACGCAGGGAATCGCCCGACGATAAATGGACGTTGTGGATATTGTAGGCGTATGCGTGTTTCGCCATCTTATTATCTTCTGAGAAATGAGTATAGGGTAGAATGAACTTCAACATTCGTCAATTCAATATGGAAACGATCAAGCAGAGATGTTCTATGGACTCCCATAAATCTCCTATGATCGTGATTATCGGCAAGAAAGATACCGGCAAATCCTTCTTGGTTCGTGATATTCTATTTCACAACCAGGATGCGTTCCCGATTGGAACTGTGATTTCCGGAACGGAGGTGGCCAACCGCTTTTTCCAGGATATGGTTCCCTCCAAACTCATTCATGACAAGTACAAACCTGAAATTATCATGAACGTCATTCGCCGTCAGTTGGCGCTCAAACAGCAGCGTGGGAATGGAACAGGGTCCAACGTAGATCCTCGTGCGTTTCTCATTCTTGACGATTGTTTGTTCGATAACACATGGATTCAGCAGGAGTCTACACGCTACGTATTCATGAACGGTCGCCACGTCGATTTATCCACCATGATTACTATGCAGTATCCCCTCGGTATTCCTCCCTCTCTCCGCACGAACGTAGACTTTGTCTTCATTCTGCGTGAGAACATCATTGGAAATCGCAAACGTATCTACGAAAATTACGCAGGTATGTTTCCCTCCTTTGAGATGTTCTGTCAATTCATGGACCAGTGCACGGAGAATTATGAATGTATTGTCATCTGTAACTCATCTGTTTCGAACAAGTTGGAAGATCAGGTGTTCTGGTACAAGGCCAGCGACCATCCCCAGTTCCATATGTGTGCCGATTCCCTGTGGGCCGACAACAAACCGTTCATGTCGACTATGTTGGCCGCCAACGATTACAACGCTGAACTTGCGTCCAGTCGTCGGGGTCCTTCAGTATGGGTAAAAAAACAGGGCACGTGAACCGTTTACTCCCGCATTCCACCCTCCGCCGGGTGAACGGGTGCCTCCAGCGCCTTCAGCTGAGCCTGCTCTGCCCGGCGCTTAGCGTTCTCCTCACGCTGCGCCTTCATCGCCCCCTCACGCTCCTCGGCAAAGAACAGTTCACGGTTCGACTCGTTCTCCTTGTACTTCCGCATGATCTCATTGAGCTGTGAGTTGGCATACTCTACGTTCTCCATGAGGTGCTCGGAAGGCTCCCACGGCAGCCAGCAGCCCATGCGCCCAATCATCAGGTTGTCCTTGGGATACTTGCGCTGGAGAACCTTGCACCACAGCTGCGCCTCCTCATACGACGGGAACGCACGACGGACCTTGACGCCGCGGATATTGCACTGGAAGCTGTTGGCCTTGTCGAAGGCCTCCTGTACCTCCTTCTCGTGCTTGAGGAGGAATACCTGATACTGTTCAGGGACGTCCGTCTTCTTGATCTCATCACGATGCGTCTTCTCGAACTCGTGGATATCCTTCATGATATCGTCCACCTTGAGCGAATACTTCTGGGCGATATAGGCCGCAAAGTGCTCAAGGCCCTTGACCTTCCAGTCATAGTCCATCCATTGAAT